GCAAAACATTTGCCGCGCTTTTTACTATATGTTGGGCTGACTACATTTTGACTACAAAGGCATAAAAAATAAGCGGCGGGCTACCCCTATTTTCAGGAGACGGCCCGCCGCTTTTGTTATGGATTATTTAACTTGCCAGTCAGTTGCCTTTGCCGATCTGCTTAATAACCTGATCCGCGCCGGTCGCAGCCAGGCCGGAAACAATGCCCACAGCCAGGGCGGTCAGGGGATCGGCGGCCGGGAAGTCCGGCACGTTGATGTACATGGCGGCCAGGCCCAGCAGGCCGCCAAGGGCGCCGCAGATGGACGGCAGCCATTTGTTAGCAAGCGGCGTTTGTTTGACCGCTGTTGCCGCCAGGTAGCAGATAACCGTAATCGCCGCCACCCCTGCCATACCAAAAGATGCAAAATCCATGAGTTTTTCCTCCTATGTATTCGTGTTCAAGCGGTTTTGTTCTCGAGATCGGTGATGCGGTGGTTTGCAACCTTGATTTGTTCTTCCAGCACCGGTACACGTTGGGCAAAATTATTGTGGGCACGGACTTCACGGGTCAGCTCTTCAATTTTTGTATCGGTCACGGCTTGCGCGGTGGCCATCCTCTGCTCTGTGCGCCGCTGCCCGGCAAGATTGGTAATAATAACGCCGATAAGGCTCAACCCGCCAGTAATCAGCGCAACAACAATAGCATCCACCAAATCACTCCTCCACATACTCGGCCTTGTACAGCCCTGCATCAATCAGCTGCAGCTCTGCGCACTTGCGCATGATGTACCAGGCGTCGCCGCTGGATACCGGCCCAACGTCCAGCATCCACTGGTTGCCACCCACGCAGGTTTCGCGGTAGAGACCGGCTGCAATCAGCCCCAGCCCCTCACACAGGGCGCGGATGGTTGCGCGGTCGCCGCTGGAGATACGGCCAATAGTAATCCGCTGCTTGTCCAGCTTGTTGGGGGTGGTGTCCTCCGGGGTGGGCACGGTGTGGCCCTGCAGGCCCGCCTGGATCATCAGCTGCTCATAGTCCTTGTAGACCCGGTTGCAGTCCAGGCTGGTGCCGTAGCCGGGAATGCCCAGCGCATTGCGGCTGCTGTACTGCCACATGCCGTAGGGCAGGGGACAGGTGCACTTGCTGCTGTACTGCGCTACCCAAATATCATATTTGGACAGGAACTTGTGGTCCAACCGATTGCGGATAAAATTGCAGCTAGCATACAGGATGCCGTAATACCCTGCGGCCTCAATCTCCGACAAAAAGGCCTGTACAAGTGCCGTGCGCTGCGCGTTGGTCAGGCGCAGGATGCACGGTTCATACTCAATGTCATACGCCACCGGCAGGCACAGGTGCTTGCCCTTGATCGCGGCCAGGCAACAGCGGGCCTCCTGGCGTGCCTCCGCCGGGGTGGTGGCGTAGCTGTACCAGTACACGCCGTACTGGATGCCCAGCCGGGCACACTCAGCCGCGTTGCGCTCAAACTGGGGGTCTTTCTGGCTGCTGTAACGGCCATACCCGGCGCGCAGCATGGCGTGGCGGATGCCCTTGTTATGGGCCGCCTGCCAGTCAAATTTGCCCTGGTGTTTTGACACGTCGATTGCATAATACATGTATTCCACTTCCTTCATATCGTGCGTTACGCTGCTGTAACTGCCCAGCTTGACCGCACTGCTGGCCGTACTGAAATCGTTGTCCAGCCAGTTCAGCGGGTTGGTACGCTGGCCTTTCCAGCGCACTTCAAAATGCGGGTGTGCGCCGTAACAGTTGCCGGTATCGCCGCTGTAGCCGATCAGCTGACCCTCTTGCACCTGTTGGCCCTGGGTCACGCAGAGCTTGCTCAGGTGGGCGTACAGCGTCTCCAGCCGACCGCCGCGGTAATCCGCATGGCGCAGCTTGACCATGTTGCCGTAGCTGTTGATATCCCCCTGGGTACGCTTGCCGTTCCAGCGGTAGGCCGTCTCCACCGTGCCGCCCTCTGCGGCGTATACCGGCGTGCCCACCGCCGCGCGGAAATCCAGCGCCCGGTGCAGGCTGCCGTCATTGTAGAACCAGCCCGCGGTGATAATGTGTTGGGCCAGGGGCCAATGCAGCAGGGCTTCTCCATTCTTCAGCCGCATCTTTATCCTCCTTATCTTGTCCTCTTCCATATCCATACCGATAAATAAGGCGGCATGTTGTTGTGGGCTGCCCCGGAACCGCCGGAGGCGACTGTTACGGTTTTGGATTCCCAGTTCGGAATACCCCAGCCACTTGATTGCGTTTGGACATACGCATCCGCAGAGCTTCCGGTTTTGGAGCGTATTACGTTGCTTCCGTTGGCCACAGACAGCGAATAATTCGGTAGCTCGCTTTGTGTAAGCTTATGGGCGAATTCGCCCCCAGTGCTACCTGCGGGATAACTGCTGGAAGCAGCAAACAGGAAAGTATCAGATATTCTTTCCCACGTGCCACCAAATAGATTTGCCGGGCTTGTACTGTTTACGCTCATGTAAATGCTGCCAATCGGCCAGGCCGCAAGTTTTGCTTCCGCGATGGCTGCTTTTACCGCTGCTGGTGTTGCTGCAATTCCTCCGCTGGTTGAACTGGTTGAACTGGTCGAATCGCTCAGCTTCACGCCGCCCGCGGTCGAAGCATTACCTGTCGGCAGTGTGTACTTGGTGTCGGTTGTTGGCGGTGTGTACCCCAAAGCACTTGTCACGTTCGCCTTTGTCAGGCTGATCGTACCGGAACTCACCGTAATGTTACTCCCGATTTTTACACCGCCAAGAGTTGAACTGGTAGCGGCAGGCAGCGTATAGGTACTGGAGGAGGCTGGTGTCATATAAATCTGGTTCGCATTCAACGTTCCAGAACTTTTCGCATTGTCGTACTGGCTCTGGGTCAGGTAGTTGATCACCAGGTTGTCAAGTTTTGTATCCGTCGCCATAATCAAATACCTCTCGTCACAATCGCGCTGATTGCGGATAGTCCGCTCGGCAGTCCCGTCAGTTTTCCGCCGCTGATGCTCAGGCTCAGGCTGGTGCTGCTTGGGCTGCCGTATATGGCGCCCTTGTAATACTTGTCGCCTGCAAACGCAATCAGGCTCGTAGTCTGCCCGCCCCAGCCGCCTTGACTGGTTATGGTGCCGTAGCCCCAAATCTTAATGGTTCCGCTGGCGGTCTTAAAACTCACGCTGGGGTTGGTGTCCGTAATGGCATAAGCCTCCACATTGTTATTGCCATTGCCGCCGGAACTCCCGCCGCCGGCATAAGTTCCTGTCACACCAAAAATGTTCACACCGCTCTTAATGTTCCCGGCCACCAGGTTTGCATCGCCCTTGATTGTTTGTGTCCCGCTCAGGTATTGCCCAGATGCAATGCTCTGGTCGGTTGTCTTCGGGATGTAAGTTGCTGCGCTTTTTTTGGTCACATCACTGCCAATATAAGTGCTCGATATCGCATTCACGGTCACTTTGCTCAGTCCGTCATATCCGCTGTCCGGGCTTACCGTCTGGGTGCTTTCACTGGGACTGACCGTTTTGGTCTGCAAGCTTGGCGTGTTTCCGCCACTGCTGCTCCCGGCATAACTGCCTGTCACATTAAAAATCTTTACGCCGCTCTTAATATTGGCCGCAGTCAAATTGCTGTCACCCTTAATCGTCTGGGTTCCATTCAAATACTGGCCGGATGCAATGCTCTGGTCACTCGTTCCCGGCGTATAAGTCGCAGCACTTTTTTTCGTCACGCCGCTTCCCACATAAGTTTTTGATACTGCATTCACTGTAACCTGGCTCAAACCATCATAGCCATTGTCGGCCTTAACCGTCTGTGCGCTCTCACTGGGGCTTACGGTCTTGCTCTGCAAACTCGCCCCACTTGCACCACCCGTCACAAAGCCGCCCTGCATATCAACGGCATTGCTGCCTAAATACACACCCATGCAGCTGTCACCACCTTCTGAGCGTAACGCTTGTCGCGCCAACGCTGGCTGCCGTTATGTCAATGGTTTTTGCGCTGCTGCCGTCCCATGCGCCCTGACTGGTTCCGTTCAGTTTGATGGTCAGGCTGTTATTTAGTTTTTCGGCGCTCGTTGCGGAGCCGCCCGCGTTGCTGGAACCGGCATAGTTTGTGGTTCCGGTGACTTTGGCCCCTGTGGCACTGTGGGCAATTACCCCTTTCGGCAGGTCGGCAGCCTGCACCGTATCACCGGTCAGGTCGAGGACAACTTCATCATTGATAACAACCTTGTTGACCGCCATGCTCAGCCTCCAATCGTCAACGTCTGGCCGCCAGCCGCATTATCAACGTATGTGGCCGGGATAGCTGCCACCGTAACCTGGGACAGGCAGTTGTATTCGCTGTCCGGCAGCACAACCTGCTGCTCGAAAGACGGCGTAACGCTCTTAGCCTGCGGCTTCATGCCCTCACTGCCGCTCATGCTGCCAACCACGCCAAGAACAGTAACGCCTTCACGGATGTTGGTAGGCACCAGCTTAGCCTGTTCGGTCGCTGCGATGGTCACTCCGCCCGCGCCATCATGAAAGCCCATGGGGATGGTGTACTTACCGGAAACGGTGCTGATTTCACCGTTGACTTCGCCGTTGTTGGGCATCGTGCCGGTCATTTTGGTGCCGCGGGCGTAAAATGTTTTGCCCTTCAGCACTTCTGCCACAGCGGCGGTGGCATCGCTGGTGTCAGCGTCTTTCGTGCTGGTACCGGTAATGGGGGCGCCGGACTTGTCGTGCGCCGTGATACCTTTGGCCAGCTTGTCCGGGGTTACAGTGTCTGCGGTAAGGTCCAGCTTAGTCTCCTTGCCAATAACCACCTTGTTTACGTATTTATTGGGCATTGTAGTACTCCTCTCCTATAATCAGTGTGTAACCGTTGGAATCGTTGGATACCTCGTACTGAGGTATCTTTTTGATTGTTAGGTTC